AGCTTTAAAACGCGGACGTAAAATGGACGGGCTAGAAAACACTCCCCGCAAGCGCGGTCGTCCCCGGCTCAGTGCCGCTGAAAAGGCCGCGCGCGGCACGATCGAGCAAACCCGCCTAGAACCGCGCGAGAAGCGCCCACAACCGCGCCCAGAACCCGAACTCGCCCCGCCTGCACCGAGGGACTACCCGGCCGTCGCGCGCGCCTACGCCGATTCTGTGCGGTCGGGCTTGATCCCGGCCTGTAAGTGGGTCCGGCTGGCCGTCGCGCGGCAGGCGCGCGACCTGGTGCGCGCGAGCGTGGAGGGGGCCGACTGGCCGTACGTCTGGTCGGACGAGGCCGCGACGGCCGCCTGCGCGTTTGTGGAGCGGCTCCCGCACGTCGAGGGGCGCTGGACGACGCCGACCATCCGGCTGGAACCGGCGCAAGTGTTCCTGTTGGCGCTGCTGTTTGGCTGGCGGCACCGGGGCGCGCCCGGCCGCCGCCGCTTTACGACGCTGTACTGGGAACTCGGCCGGAAGGGGGCGAAATCGACGCTCATGGCCGCGATCGCGCTCTATCACCTGGTCGCCGAGGATGAACCGGGCCCGTCTGTCGTTTGCGGGGCGACGACGGGATCGCAGGCGCGGATCGTGTTTGGAATCGCCAACCAGATGATCGCGCGCTCGACCTACCTGCGGGGGCTCGGGCTCCGGCCGTTTGTCAATTCGATTTGCCTCATGCCGGAGGGCGCGACGATCGGGACGATGAAACCGATCAACGCGCGCGCCTCGACGCAGGACGGGCTCAATCCGAGCTGCATCGTGCTCGACGAAAGCCACGCGCAAACCTTTGAGCTGCACGACGTGTTGAAGTCGGCGCAGGGCGCGCGCGCCAATCCCCTGCTGCTCTGTCCGACGACGGCCGGGTACAACCAACTGTCGATCGGCTACGCCCTGCGGACGACGCTCTGCAAAGTGTTGGAGGGGATCCTCGACGCGGAGCATTTGCTCGGCCTGATCTACACGCTCGACGAGGGCGACGACTGGCGGGACGAGCGGCTCTGGATCAAGGCCAACCCGATGCTCGGGACGACGCCGCTCCTCGACCAGATGCGGCGCTACTGCCTCGACGCCCAGCAGACGCCGGGGCTCGAGGGCGAGTTTCGCGTGAAGTGCTGCAGTCAGTGGGCGAACGCCGGATCGGCGTGGCTCTCCATGCAGCACTGGGACGCCTGCGCCGATCCTGGTCTGCGGATCGACGCGTTCGCCGGGCAACCGTGTTGGATTGGCGGCGACCTGGCGCAGCGCGACGACTTGGCGGCCGTCGCCTACGTGTTCCAGCGTGACGAGCAGCTCGTCGCCTTTGTGCGGTGTTACCTGCCCGAGGAGGTCGTCGCCGAGCGCGCGCGCACCGTGCCGGAGTACCGGCTCTGGAAGGAGCGCGGCGAGCTGGTGCTCACGCCGGGCGATTACATTGACTACGGGATTATCGAGGGCGACCTGCGCGCGGCGTGTTTGCGCTACCAGGTGAAAGACATTTGTTTCGATCAATTCGGCTCGGCGCAGATCACGAGCAGCCTCGCGGCGAGCGGCTACCCGGCGCGGATGGAATCGAAGAACGCCAAAAACATGACCGCTCCGGCGCGCGAGCTGGAGGGGCTCGTCACGCGCCGCCGCTTCCGGCACGACGGCAATAGCTGCCTGAAATGGCAAGCGAGCAACGTGATCGTGAGTCGCCGCATTGACGACTCGATCCTGCCGAAAAAGGAAAGCGCCGAAAGCCCGAACAAGATCGACGCGATCGACGCGCTGCTGCTCGCGATCGGGGGCTGGCTCCGCGCGCAGGCGACGACGCCGAGCTATGCGGTACTGGTCGTCGGATGACCGAGGAACCGCCGCACCGGAACAAGGGCGGCCGACCGCGCGCCGAGGAGCCCGGTACCCGGCTCTCGACCTATGTCCGCAACTCCGACTATGACCGGCTCGTACGCCTCGCCCTGAAACACGATCGCACCGTGTCGGCGCTCGTGCGCGATCTCCTCAAGCTGAAACTTCGATAGTTTCGTCCTGAATTAACCAATAGTTTTCCGAATCAAACGGATGCTCGACCGGCACCCATGCTGGATCGCGCGTACGCGCTGCTCGACGTGAAGGGGCTCGATCCCGAGCGCCGCCGCTTTACCGGGATCGCCTCGACGCCCGAACTCGATCGGCAGGGCGACCTGTTCGATCCGAGCGGCGCAAGCTTCCGCAACCCGCTGCCGCTGCTGTTCCATCACGACCAGAAACAACCGATCGGCCGCGTGACGCTCGCCAAGTCGGCCGCCGGGATCACGTTTGACGCGGTGATCCCCGTCGTCGAGGAACCGGGCGCGCTCAAGGCGCGCACCGACGAGGCGTGGCACTCGATCAAGGCCGGGATCCTGACGGGCGTATCCATTGGATTCCGCGCGCTCGAGGGCGGGATCGACTACCTGAAGGACGGCGCGCGCCGGATCTCTCGCGCGGAAATTTGCGAACTCTCGCTCGTGGCGATCCCGATGAACGCGAGCGCCTCGATCTTGACCGTGAAATCACTTTCGGCGCGGCCGGGCGCGCGAGGGACTGCCATGAAACAGACCACTGCTGAACACATTACCGCGCTCGAAAACAAGCGCGCCGCGCTCACCGGCCGCATGAGCGAGATCATGGAAACCGCCGCCGCCGACGCGGCGACGCTCACCGACGACGCCGCGACCGAACACGACGGGCTCGCGCTGCAAGTGAAGTCGATCGACGCCGACCTGGTGCGCTGGCGCGATCTGGAAAAGATCCAGGTGGCGAGCGCCGCGACGGTTCCGGCGATCCCGCGCGCGTCGCTCCCGGTGATCTCGGTGAAGGGCCACAACCTTCCGGCCGGCACGGCGTTCGTACGCCTCGCCTGCGCGAAGGTCGTGAGTCACGGCAATTTGTACGAGGCGGCCGAGTACGCCAAACGCTGGGACGACTCGACGCCCGAGGTCGCGCTCGCGCTGAAAGCGGCGATCGCGCCCGGCACGGCGACCGATGCGACGTGGGCCGGGCCGCTCGTGAACAAGAACATTTCCAGCGACTTTATCGAGCTGCTGCGCGCGGCGACGATCCTCGGCAAGATCCCGAACTTCCGCAACGTGCCGTTCAACACGCAGGTTCCGACGCAGACGGCTGGCGGGACGTACAACTGGGTCGGTGAGGCGAAACCGAAACCGCTCACCAAGGCCGCTTTCGGATCCACGTCGCTGGGGATCTCCAAGGCCGCCGGGATCATTGCGATCACCGAGGAACTCGCGCGCCTCTCGTCGCCCAGTGCCGAGGCGCTCGTGCGCGCCGACATGATCGCCGGGATCTCCCGGTTCCTCGACTCGCAGTTTATCGATCCGGCCGTCGCCGCCGTGGCCGCGGTCAATCCCGCGAGCGTCACCAACGGCGCGCCCACGGCCGCCGCAACCGGCGCGCCGCTCGCCGATATCCTCGGGTTGATCAATCATTTCGCCTCAAACAATATCGACGTGACCGGGCTCGCGTTTGTGATGAACCCGAGCAACCTGCTCGCGCTCGCCTTCCGCAACAACTCCGATGGCTCGCCCCAGTTCCCCGGTCTGACCGTGCAGGGCGGCTCGTGGAAGGGGCTTACGTTCATTGGCTCGACGGCCGCCGGAACCAACGTGATCGCGATGCAGCCGAACTTGATCCTCATGGCCGACGAGGGCCAGGTCACGATCGACGTGTCGCGCGAGGCGTCGCTCCAGATGGATAGCGCGCCCATGAGCCCGGCCGACGCGACCGTCGTCATGGTTTCGCTCTGGCAGAACAACATGGTCGGCCTGCGCGCGGAACGCTACATCAACTACGTGAAAGCCAACGCCAACGCGGTGAAGTACCTCACGGCCGCCGCGTGGCCTGCGCCGTCTGGCAACTCGGGCGACACGGTCGCGATGCCGGGCGGGAACGGCGGCGTCACCAGCAAGCGCGGCGAGTAGATCATGGGGTTCCTCGCGACCGTACGCGCGCGTGTCGGGCAGCTCCTCGCCCCGGCCGCGCGTCCGGTCGGCGCGGGGGGCTGGTGGCCGGTCGTCCACGAGGCGAACACGGGCGACTGGCAGAAGAACGTCGAACCGATCGCGCTCGACACGGCGCTCAGTAATCCCACGGTGTTCCGGTGCATCTCCCTGATCGCCGGGGACATTTCCAAAACACCGCTCCGGCTCGTGGAGCTGGACGCCAATGGCATCTGGAGCGAAACCGCGAGCCCGGCGTTTTCGCCCGTGCTGCGCCGCCCGAATCGCTACCAGACGATCCAGCAACTGATCGAGCAGTGGACGTGGAGCAAGCAGGCGACCGGCAACGCCTACCTGCTGAAAGATCGCGACGCGCGCGGCGTCGTCGTCGCGCTGTACGTGCTCGATCCGACCGGCGTCACGCCGCTCGTGGCCCCGGACGGCAGCGTGTATTACCAGCTCACGCGATCGGACCTGGTCGGCCTGCCGGAGGGCGAACTCGCGGCCCCGGCGCGCGAGATCATTCACGACCGCTGGAACTGCGTGTTCCATCCGCTCGTCGGCCTGTCGCCGCTCTACGCCTGCGGGGGCGCGGCGAGCGAGGGCAACGCGATCCAGAACTCGCAGATCGAATTTTTTGCGAAGGGCGGCCGACCGAGTGGGCTCCTCTCCGCGCCGACTGAGATCGACAAGGCCACGGCGGATCGCCTGTCCACCACCTGGCATAGCCTCGGCCCCGGCAAGACGGCCATCGTCGGCTTTGGCATGAAGTACCAGGATATCGGCACGTCGGCCGTGGATAGCCAACTCACCGAGCAGCGCGACGGCACCGTGGCGACGATCGCGGGCTGTTTCGGCGTCCCCGTGAGCTACGTCGATTCGACCAAGCAACCGCCGTATGCGAACTCGGAAGCGACGCAACGGCAGTATCACGCGCAATGCCTGCAAGTGCAGATGATCGCGATCGAAAGCGCGCTCGACGCCGGGCTGGAACTGCCTGCCGCGTTTGGCACCGAATTCGATCTCGACGCGCTGATCTGGATGGATACGGCGACGCGCTCGCAGGCCGCGAAGGACGGGATCGGCTCGGGCGCGCTCACGATCAACGAGGCGCGCCGCAAGTTCTACGGGCTCGGCCCGGTGGACGGCGGCGACACGCCTTACCTGCAACAGCAGTACTACTCGCTCGCGGCGTTGGCCGAGCGCGACGCCGCCGCGCCGTTTGTGGCCCCGGCTCCGACGCCGCCGCCTGCGCCGACCGAGGAACAAATCGCCGCCGCCGTGGGCGACATGGCCGGGAACTGATGCCGCTCGATTACTCGCGCGTGACGCTCGCCGGGCCGCTCTGGACGGTCGTCGAGGCCAAGGCGCTGCAGCTCCGGCTGCGCGACGCCGATCACGACGCCGACGTGCAGGAAAAGCTCGACACGGCGCAGGAGGTGATCCTCGGCTACCTCGGGGCCGCCGCCGACGCGACGTGGACGCCGACGACCGCGCCCAAGGGCGTGAAACACGCCGTGCTGCTCCTCACCGCGCACCTGTACGCGTACCGGGGCGACGACGGGCTCGACAAGGCAACCGACGCCGAGATCATCTGGCGGCAAATTCAACAGCTCCTCGCGATGTACCGGGATCCGACGCTCGGGTAACGTCATGCCTGCGATCGGCACCTATCGCCACGTCGTCACGCTCGACGCACCGGGGGATCCGGTTCCTGATCCTGACGGCGGGTACACCGAGGCGTACGCGCCGCTCACGCCGCCGACGTGGGACTGCGCGATCGAGCAAGCCTCGACGCGCTCCCTCGAGTCGCTCGGTGCGGGGTCGGTGATCGCGCAGGCGACGCACCTGGTGCGCGGCCCGTATCACCAAGGGATCACGACGCAGACCAGGATCACGTTTCAGGGACGGATCCTCAACGTGCTGTATGTCGCGAACCGGGACGAGCGCGGGATCGAAACGGATCTCGTCTGCGCGGAGGTCGTCAAGTGAGCGCCTCGGTGCAGTGGTACGGGCTCGATCTCTATCGGCGCGCGCTCCTCGGCTGGCCGGTGGAAGTCGCGATCGAGGCGAAGGCGATCCTAGAACGCGAGGCGCAGGCCGCGTACGACGAGATGCGATCGCCTGCGCCGGTCGGCTACCCGGTGAAGTCGGGCGACTTGCGCGAGGGGCTCACGCTCACCGACACGAGCCCGAGCGAGCTACATCCGCGCTTCACGCTCTACAACCCGGTGTTCTACGCCAAGATTTTTGAGGCCGGGGGCGCGACGACGGCCGGGCCAAAGTCGCCGGGCCGCGTGTTTGTGCCGATCTCGATCCGGCACCGCCGCGCCGCGCGCGACGCGATCGTGCAGACGGTACTCCGGGGGCCGCGTGGCACGACCTGATTCAGGCGGGATCGATCGCGCGGTGATCGGCCTGCTGCAGAACGACGCCCAGCTCGCGGCGCTGCTGCCCGAGGGCGTCTGGTTCAACCGGGCCGCGCCGGGGCTCACGCGCTTTGTGCTCGTGGGCTTTCAGTCGGGCGAGGACGAGGCCGTGTACGGCCAGCTCCGCGCGTCCGAGTCGCGCCTCTATTCGGTGCAGGGGATCGGGCTTTCGACGGCCGTGGACGTGGCGACGATGAAAGCGGCGGCGTACCGGATCGACGTGCTGCTCGCGAGCGACGCGCCGCTCACGCCGCCGGACGACTACGACGCGATCGACGCCGTGCGCGAGGAACCGATCGCGGAAACGCCCGAGGACGAACTCGATAAAACGCTCGCGTGGCATCACTACGGCGGGTTCTACCGCGTCACGGCGTACTGGCCGGACCTGGTGACACTGGAGGAGTAAATGTCTATTAAGACCGGACGGTACGGCAAGGTGAGCTGGGATCCGACTGGCGGCTCGACGCTCGTCCAGATCATCTCGATCAATGCGTGGCAGGGGAACTTCGCCAACGAGTACGAGGACGTGAGCTGTTTCGGCGACACGAACCGCGTATATATCCCCGGCCTGATGGATATCGGCGGCACGTTTAGCGGGTTCTGGAACAGCGCCGAACTCGCCCTGTTCAAAGCGGCGATGGCTCCCGTACCGGGAACGCTGCAGCTCATGCCGAACACGACCGAGTCGCCGTTCTTCTGGCAGGGGCTCGCCTACATGGATGCCTCGATCGACTGCAGCATGAGCGCGCCCAAGATCACCGGCAATTTCAAAGCGGCCGGGGCGTGGACGGCACCGGGGCAGGTACTCGCGACCGGCGCGGGGCCGGGGACCGGGCTCGGCACGTTCACGCCGGCCGGGGCGACGCCGCCGCAAAACTTCGCGGCACTCTCGGGCGTCACCGCCAACCCGGCGACCGCGTGGACGACCGGCCAGTACATCCAGCTCGGGGACGGCTCCCGCGCGAACTGGAGCGGCACGGCGTGGGCCGTGGGCGCTCACGCCTGATCGATGCTCGACCAGGTGACGCTGCACGGCGTCGAGGCGACGGTCGTCTGGGGCTACCATACGGCCGCCGTCTGCAAGGCGTGGACGGTGCAGAAACACGAGTCGGGCGCGTGGACGCTGGAGGCCACGCTCACGCGCGCCGACGCCTTCCAGCTCCGGCAACGCGATCTGAAGTTCACGGCTCCCCGGAAGGGGGGCTTTTTCTGTTGGCCGATCGTCGCCGTGACGCTCGCCGCGTCCACGCTCGCGGCCACGCTCGGGCCGCCGGAGAGCTAATGCGATCCCGCTTTGTGTACCCGCATACGACGACGCTCACGCTCGGCAACGGCGACCGGCTCATCGTCCGGCAACGCCTCAACGTCGGCGAGCAGCGCGAGAGCTATCGCGCGTGTTCGACCGTCGTCACGACCGAGGACGGGGGCGTACGCACCGTGCCAAACCCGCTCCTGATTGGCGTCGCGAAAGTCGCCGCCTACCTCGTGGACTGGTCGCTCGAGGACGGCGACGCGCCGCCGATCCGGGGGCTCGACCTGGTGCAACGGATCGCCGTGCTGGATAACCTCGATCCCGAGGATTTTTTTGAATTCAAAACGGCGATCGACGCGCACGAGGGGGAACAGACGGCCGCCCGGCTCGCGGAAAAAAATGGCCGGAGTGGCGAGAGGAACGCGCCAGTGATCTCGCCCTCGCCCTTCGTACCGGCTGGCGCGTCGAGTGGATCCGTGAGTTAGATCCTGACGATTATCAAATCCTGGTGGAGCTGGTCAAAACCTGATGGCCCCGATCGTCACCGTCTTTGATGCGAACTTCGACAAGTTCACGAGCGCCGTGAACGGGGCCGAGGCGCAGCTCCGCTCCTTTACGGTAGACGCCGACAAGGTCGCCAGCTCGCTCGGGAAAATGACCGACTCGTTTTCTGGGCAAAAGGTCGTCCAGCAGGCGCTGTTGATGACCGAGGCCGTCGAGCGGATCGGCGGGGCCGGGATGCTCACCGACAAGGAGCTGCAGAAGATCGCGCCGACGATCCAAGAGGCGATCGACAAGATGAAAAAACTCGGGCAGGAGGTACCCGCGAACCTCCAGAAGCTCGGGAACGAAACGAAAAACGTGGGCTCGTCCCTGTTCGATATCGGCAAGATCGCCGGGGAACTGGCCGGGCCGCTCGTCGCGCTGTTTTCGGTGCAGCAGGTGATCTCGTTTGGCAAGGACGTACTGGCGGCCGGGGACGCGATCCAGAAAATGGCCGACCAGACGGGGCTCGCGACCGACCAGGTGCAGCAGCTCCAGTACATTGCAGGCCAGAGCGGCACGAGCGTCGAGTCGCTGGTGAGCGCCGCGCAAAACCTGCAGGCGAAACTCGGGGCAGGCGACGCAGGCGTGAGCGGCGCGATCCGTGCGCTCAACATCAACTTGGAGGACTTCCAGAAACTCGGCACGTACGAGCAGATGACGCAACTCTCGACGGCGATCACCGGGCTCGACGATCCGACCAAACAGGCCGCCGCCGCCGCCGCCGTGTTTGGCAAGAACTGGAAGGAGATCCTTCCGGCAATGAAGTCGGATATGGCGAAGCTCGGCGAGGAAGCGCCGAAAATGTCGAAGGAAGCGGTGCAGGCGCTCGACGAGATCGGCGACTCGCTCACGGGCGCGTACCAGGCGGCGATCGCGCTGGGCGGCGAGGGCGTGTTACACGTTACGAATTTCCTCAAGGCCGTGTACGACTTCCAGTCGCGCTTCGACCTGTCGCACCTCGGATCGAGCGTGTCGGAAATGATCCCGCCGATCGAGCAGGCGACGGAGCTGCTCAAGAAAGCGAAACCGCCGCAACAGGATCTGATCGACGGGTTCCACGCGATTACCTTGAGCGCGCAGGAAACGGCCGCCATTATCAAACAATCCGACGACGAGCAGGCGGCGCGCGTCGAGCAGCAAAAGAAAGACTCCGACGCCAAGATCGCCATGAAGAAAGCCGAGGAGCAGGCCGCGCGCGACCTCGCCGCCGCCGAGAAGGCGTACTGGGACGGCGTCGCCGCGATCATGGAAAAGGCGACGGGCCGTGAAGCGATCGACGCCGCGAGCAAGTGGAACGACGCGATCAAGCTCCTGCAGGGCGATCTCACCCACTTCAGCAACACCGATCTCCGCGCGATGTACGACGCGCTGCAGGCCGGGGTCGCCGCGATGATCGCGAACGGCACGGCCTCGAGCGACTTGGGCGTCGAGCTGCACCTGTTGATGCTCAAGGCGCAGGAAGCGGCCGGGGGGATCAAGGCCGTCACCGTCGCGGCCGACGACGGCGTCGGGGCCGTCACCGCGTTTACGCGCAACCTGTACGACCTGGCCAAGGCCGAGGACGCCGAACGCAACGCGCGCGGCGGCGTGTCGATGACGGGCGGCAGCGACGCCACGAGCGGCCCGTATATCGCCCCGTCTGGCAATCAGGGCGGCTCGACGTTCAACGCCGATCAAGCGAACACGAGCGGCTCGGGCGCGGGGAGTAGCTACTATCTCCCGCCGCGTCGCGCAGCAGGCGGCCCCGTGTCGGCCGGGACGAGTTACCTCGTGGGCGAGCGCGGCCCCGAACTGTTCACGCCGGGCGCGAGCGGTCTGATCTCGCCGGGCGGCGCGATCGTGAACAACGTGTTCAACCTGGTCGATACCGAGAGCAACCTCGCGCGGCGCGTGAGCGAGCAGATCCTCCGCTCGGTGACGCAGGCGCGGCGCGTGTAGCATGGCGGCCCCGGCGTCGAAGAACGCGATCCTCAATATCGGGCGGCTCAACGCCTTCCGGCTCGCCTACGTCGATCCTGGTCTTAAGAAAACCCGCGATAACACGCTCGCGATCACGCTCGACGGCGCGCCGCTGCGCGTCCGGCGCAACAGCCTCGCGATCCGCGACGTGATCAACGACGCCCCGAACACGGCCACGCTCATCGTGGACGACGCCACGCCGCCGACCGTGGGCAAGCGCCTCGTCGTCGCGCTCGGCGTCGATCCGAAATACACCCTGTTCGCCGGACGCTTGCAGGCCGCGAACGCCTCGTATATCGCCAAGCCGACCGTGGACGAGTGGCACTGCGAGGCGATCGACGACACGGCGCGCGCCGACTGGCTGCGCCCCTTTGGCGCGTGGGAAGGCGTGAGCGCGACGACCGTCGCCCAGCAGCTCGTCGCCACGTTTGCGCCGGGCTATACGACCGTGAACGTACAGGCCGGGCTCCCGGCCGTGACGATCTATCTTGACGGCACCGAGCGCATGAGCGGCGCGCTCCGCTTGATCGCGAAACTGATCGGCGGGTACTTCTACTGGGAACAATTCGATCTGCACCTGTTCACGGGCGACGAGGCGACGATCGCCAACCCGGATCCGATCACCGGGGCGAAGGGGCAGATCCTCAACGATCCCCCGATTAGCGCCACGAGCGACGACAGTCAGATCCGCACCAGGTGCTACGGCAAGGGGCATAGTGAAAACACGCTCGCCGCCGTGACGCCCAACGAGAGCGTCGTCCCGATCGCGAATGCGGTCATGTTCACGGCCGGGGGCGGTCAAGCGATCTCCGAGTGGCAAAAATTCAACTACACGGGGACGGCGATCGGCGGGACGGGCGCGCTCGTGGGGCCGGGCGTCACGCCGTCTGCTGCGCCCGTGGCGGCGATCCTCGACGGCTCGGGGATCGATGCCGGATCGCATAACTACGCCTATACGTGGGTGACGGCCGCCGGGGAAACCGCGCCGAGCCCGATCGCCTCGGTCGTACTCACGGGGGGGCAGACGGCCGCGCCGAGCTTCAGCGTGAGTAGCGGGGTACAGCTCGGAGGGCCGCCTGCCGGGCTCTATATCACGTACCAAATGTTTATCGTGTCGGCTGGCGGCAATGGGTTCTATTCGGTCGGCTCGCCGATCTTGGGTATCACGTCCACCGGGTACCGGCCCGTGCTCAACTTCACAACCTCGATCGATATGCGAGGCCGCGCGGTGGAG